AGGAACGCCAAGCAAAGCTTCAGGTGGCAACCGAAGTTGTCAATGGTATCTCTGCTTTAGGTAACGCATTTATTAAGGACCAAAAGAAACTAGAGAAATTTAACAAAGCAAGTGCTTTAGTACAAATCGGAATAGATACGGCAAAGGCTATCTCTTCTTTGGTAGCAATGTCACAAAGTAACCCATTGAACGCTGTAACAGCGGGAACTGCAGGTATTGCACAATTCGCTAGTGGTATAGTTTCAATCATTACTAACATTGCAAAGGCTAAGCAACTACTTTCAAGTCCAAGCTCTACTCCAAGTGGTGACACTGGAGGCGGTAATACTGGAGGCAATAACAATTCTACTACTTCAGCTACCCCTTCCTTTAGTTTATTTGGGCAAGGTAACAATGCTAACTCTATGAGCTCACCTACTTCAATGGAAACGGGAGGCATGACGGTAACAGCTATAGTAAGCGAAACACAAATAACTAATGTTCAAAATAAGATAAACAAAATAAATAAAAACGCAGAACTATGATAAGCTTACAGGCCCTAATAAACGAAATTAAAACTTTTTACGATGGACATTTACAGGTTAAGAAGTTTGGCTGTGATTTTAAAGAGCAGTTATTTAACTTTGCTACTAAAGATGAGCGTTACCCTATTGTGTTTGCTGTGCCTAATGGAGCGACACCTACCGAAAATACGACTGAATTTACTTTTGATATTTATTGCTTTGATATAATACAAAAAGATAGGGCAAACATACAGGTAATACTTTCAGATTGTCACCAAATACTTAACGATCTATATGTATACTTTCAAATGAGTAACAACTACACCTTTGATATTATTGGTATACCTACTTTCTCACCTTTGAACAATGATTTACTAGACTACGCTGCAGGGTGGCAAATGAGTATAACAATGTGCGTAAATGATTGGACTGATTGTGCTGTACCTTTAGTAAACAATATAGACTAATAGACTAATATAGTTATGAGCATACCTAACAATTGGGGAGATTGGAGACCTAACCTAACACCTCACACTGGTAATTTACAGGCAACCGATTTGATTGAGTGTACTATGATTGTAGGCGGGCTTCCTGTCAATACAGCCATTACAGGGGCTCAGATTATTGCAGCTTCAGGTAGTAGTATTGCATGGGGTGCTATCACAGGTACGCTGTCAAGTCAAACAGATTTGCAGACTGCACTGAATGCAAAGCAAGCTACTCTAGTAAGTGGCACAAACATAAAGACTGTTAATAGTACTTCGCTTTTAGGTAGTGGAGATATAGCAATAGCAAGCTTAGATATTTTACAAATACAAATTTTTTCATAATGGCTACATTTACAAAAGTATTATTAAGCGGTTCTACAAATGGACAACCTATTAAGGTAGTCGCTACTGCTACAGTTGGTACAACAATACACGCTACACAAACAAGCTCAAGTATTATTGATGAGGTTTGGCTATATGCTTGTAATACTAATACAATACCTGTAACTTTAACAATTGAGTATGGTGGTGTAGTAAGTCCTGACAATAAGATAGTAGTAGCTATACCCGCTCAAAGTGGTTTGGCTATTGTAGCACCAGGTTTAGTCTTAACGGGTACAGGTTCAGCTGCTAGAAATATTACAGCTTTTGCAAGTCTTGCTAATGTTATTACTATTGTTGGTTATATTAATAGAATTTCGTAATGAGTAGGTTTGGATATAGGACTAGATTAGGTTTAATATACGATGATATATTAACGCCTATTTTTGACGCAGACGCTCAAGCATTTATTACTGCTGCAGGTATAACTGATGCAACACAACAAAGTGCAATATTTAATTTTGTAATAGGTTTAAAAATAGATAATATTTGGGCTAAATTTCAAGCACTATATCCATTTGTTGGAGGCAATGCTACTGCTCACAAATACAATTTAAAAAATCCTTTAGATATAAATGCTGCTTTTAGATTAGTATTTACAGGAGGCTGGATTCATTCAAGTACGGGAGCTTTGCCTAACGGTACAAATGCTTTTGCTGATACTTTTTTAGTGCCAAGTACAGTACAATCATTAAACAACAATGGATTAGGTGCTTATATGAAACTTAATGCAGGTGGACAGTCTGACCCTGTTATTATAGGTAGTTTTAATTCAACAGGTCAAGCAAGCACACTTGTTGTGTCAGCAACTTCTGTTAATTCAAGGTTAAATAGTAATTTATGGGGCTCTGTTATTGCAGGTACTTCGGGTAGTTATGATGCTCATAAAACAGCTACTGCAAATACTGTAATATATAAAAACGGAGCTTCATTAAGTGGGGTTTATAATTCAGGTGGAATTTTACCAACTGTAAGTATTTATATAGGAACTTTAAATTTAAACGGTACACCATACAGTATAGGCTATACTGCAAATGAATTAAGACTCGCTTATATTTCGGAAGGCTTAAACGCTACAGAAGCATCTAATTTATACACAAGGGTTCAAACTTTTCAAACAACTTTAGGTAGACAAGCATGATAGCAATTTTAACAATAGAACAAAAGGATTTATTAATAGGACAACAATATGCTACAGATAGTTTTTTCAATCCTATACAAGACTTTGATAATAATTGGGTAATTTCACAGGAAGAAATACAGCAAAACACGAATGATAATTTTAGTTGGTTAGCTAACTTAGAACTAACACAATATAAACTAAAAGAACAAATAAACTTTATATAATGGCGTACGCAAGCAACGGTGAATTCAATGTCCTTTACCCTACTCGTAGGAAAATGGCTAATGTACTTAAGAAGATAATCCTTAGAGAGGGTTTAATTGACTACGGTACACTATATGAAAGTGTTAGGATTAACGCAAAGGTACCCGCTTTAGGTAACTTAGAAATTCAGATTATAGCAATGTATTACTTTGGGTTTTTAAACAATGGTGCTAACCTTTGGAACGGTGGCGTAATAGAACCGTTTTTATTGTGTGCTCAGTTAACTACTGAGCTAGATAATCAAGGTATTACTAATGAGATTTACGCACAGTATACTGATTGGTTAACTAAGCGTTACCCTATTTTACAAGTAGCTACTATTCTAGAAAGTCAAAAGAAAATTACTTATTCATTTGAGCCAATAGGTGGAAGCTTCACAGGTACTTTAACTTTTAGAGGCTAAGCTCTTTTTTCATACCTAACATATTAAACACTAACACCAGGGGTAACTCCCCTAATGCTTCGTATTTTGTTAAGTCACCACCGCACAAGTTATAGATCATTAACTCCCAACTCCATTTTGTAGACTTCTTAGTTTGCTCTATTTCTTTTACTTCTTCGGGGTCCATCTCTAGCTTTTCTTCGGGTGTCAAATCTTCTTCACCTTCAGGGTTAAATAAATTCTCATAAGTCTTAAGGAATTTGTCCCTGTATTGTAAAAACTCATTGATAAGACCGTAAACTTCAGTAACAGGTAACTCTAAAAATAAGTCTTGTCTGTCTTTAGGACTATAGCTGTAAGGCTCATACACTAGATTAGAGAACTTATCTACCTCAGTACGCTTGTATCTTATACCCGCAATAATTGCGAGGTTCTTAACATAGTCACTAGCAAAATAATGCTCAAGGTCTATGTACTCGTACAGCGTCAACTTACCAATTGGTTTAATAGTCAAATCTAAAAGCTCATTTTTAAATGAATTCTTAGGCTGTGACTTAGTAAAATCTAGCTCATACATTAAGTCGGACATATCCTCTATGTCTATATCTTCAATATCTTCTAGAGGTATATCACAAAGTATACTTAATGCCTCACTATTGTAAGAATATGAACCGCCTGTAGTGTCTAAAGTACTTAATTCAATGAACTGCTCTACAGTTATATCACTCCACGATTGGGGTAGTTTCATTTTTGGCTTGTTGGTTAATCTTTTGTGCTATAAAATGTAAGTAAGGAATAGCAATATTTGCTTTTAACTCCTTAAATAATTTTGCTTTATGCTTCAAATGGGCTTCTGCGTAGTGCTCAGTGTTACTCAAATCTTCACGCTTAAACATTATAGCCGTAATTTCTGCAATATAACCTGGTGCTTTTAAGATTACACACTTTTCAATTAGCTTAGTGTCTCTTACTGATAGCTTAAATTCACCTACATACTTGTAACCTTCAAGCTCGAACTCAGTAACTTGCACTAAATCATCTTTAGAACCAAAAGCGTTAAAGTCTTTTACCATCTCTATAAAGGTATCAATGTCAGTGTCTTGAAAATCTTTCTCAGGTATACCTAAGTATTCAAAAACTTTTAAATGCTTTTCGATAGGGTCAAGCTCTTCATTTGAATTGATTGTAGTGATTGCCTCAAATTGTGCAATGCTTAATTCAGTTACTTTGTTTGGTAACTCTCTCTCTAAAATTGTTATCATGGTTTCTTTTTTTAACAAATATATAAATAAATTAATATAGACATGGCAAAAGATTTACCAATTTATAAAATTACCATTGACCCGCAATATGCTGAAGATGGCGAAGACTTAGGAATTGAGCAAATAGCTTTTACAAATATGCCCGCTATAAAGGTTAAAGGTATGGCTTTCAATAGCGAAGTAAAGGTAATGAAGTATGCTGATGATTTAAAGTATAGAATTGTAGCACCCGCTATGATACCAATGCAAATCTATAGATGTGATGATGATGGCTTCGAGTATGAGGTTGAATTTTCTGTTGCAGAAATTGAGGCTATTCATGGTAAGTTTATGCAGGATATGCGTAACAAAGACTTATTTAATTTAGAGCACGATCAAAGCCAAACAGTACCCGCTTATATTCTAGAGTCGTGGATTGTAGATAATCCAAAGCAAGACAAAGCTTATAGCACTTATGGTATTGAAGTACCAACAGGTACGCTAATGGTAACGGCACAAGTTACCGATACTGAATACTACAACAAGCTTGTAGAAAACGACCAGGTAGGCTTTTCAATTGAAGGGTTCTTAGGTCTCAAATTAAAGGAACAATTAAAACTAAATAGTATGAACAAATTACCCGATGGTGAACACTTAATCGAAGGTAAAATCTACGTTGTAAAAGGCGGTGAGGTTATCGAAATTAAAGATGCACCTGTAGAAGAAGTGGCCGCTACTGAAGAAGTAGAGATGGCTGACACTGTAGTTGAAGAAACTGAAGTAGAAACTGAGGCACCAGCAGAAGAGAAAATGGCGGTTGACCCAACAGCAGATGCAGAAGCTATTTTAGCTATCGTTAACCCTGTTATCGAAGAGCAGGTTAATCAACTAGTAGCAATGATTGCAGACTTGAAAAATCAGTTTGAAGAAGCAATGGCTACCGAAACAGCAGCTGAAACAATGAGCGAAAACACAGCTCTTTCAGTGCATGAAAAATTTAAAGCGTATAATAAATTAAACAACTAAATAAAAAACAAAATGAGAAAATTAAAATTTGATTTGGATGTACAGCCAGAAGCGTTATTAGCGGCTAATCCTGAAGCATTCTATTCGACTGCTTATTTAACTGAAGACGTAGTTGATAACTACCGTACTTTACCAGGTGTGAAGTCAAAAACGAAATTGTCTAATGTAGTGTTTGGAGACATTTTGCAAACTTCCACATGCTCATTCCAAGCCCCTACAGATGATTTAGGAGCTATCGAAATTGATGTTTGTGCTTTAAGTGCAATGGCTCAGATTTGTCAATTTGACCTAGAGCAGTCTTTTGTATCTTTGCAAATGGCTAAAGGATCTAACGGTGATTTTACTGTTGCTTCTTTTATGGACTACTATTGGAACGAAATGGCTAACAAAATTCAAGGTGACTTGGAATTGATTAGATGGCAAGGTGATACAGAAAGCGAAGCTTCTACTTTAATGTTGTGTGATGGATATATCAAAGGTCTTTGCGGTGATGTTGCTGTAATAGATGGTGGTTTCGGAGCTGTAAACTTAGGTAATGTACTTACTAAAATGGCTGGAGTAGTTGCTGTAGCACCTCCTGCAATTATCCGTAGAAAAGCAGACCTTCGTTTTTATGTTTCTTCAAATGTAGCCAATGCTTATGAGCTTGCAGCTGCTTCAGGAAATACACAAACTTATGTTACTCTACCTTTAGGTTTGACTTACTTAGGTATCAAAGTTGTTGTTTGTCCAGGTATGCCTGATGATACAATGGTATTAACATTAAGAGATAACTTAATTTACGCATTTGATGCTGAAGGAGACTCTAAAGCGTTAAAGGCTGTTAACTTATCTGATACTGTTGCTGAGCCTTATTTGAGAACTCGTGCTAACATGAAAGTAGGATTTACTCACGTTAACGGTGCTGAGATTGTACTTTATAATGTTTGTAACGACTAATTAACTAACCTTAAGGGGGGCAACCCCCTTTATTAAAACCCTATAATTATGGCTTGTGATGCTTTAGAAACGATTGTAAAATCGTGCGACAACAACAGCGGGGGTATTTACGGTATTTGGATTAATCAACAAGACAATATTGCAAGTATCACCCCAACTGATCCTTCCGCTTCAACGTGGGAGATTTCAGCAATTACTTTAGATGCTATGGCACCTAACTTTACAGAATTCCAAATCAAAAGAAACACAGGTAATTTTACTGAAGAGGCTGCTATTGACTTGATTAATGGTTCTTCTTATGTTACTCAAACTATTACTTTGATGTTTCACCGAAGAGATAAAGATAAGTCTAATGCAATTAAAATTTTAGGTTCAGGTCAACAATATTTGACTGCTATTGTTTTAGATGCAAATGGTACTTATTGGTACTTCCCATACCTACAAGTTACAGGTGTTGGTGAAGGTTCTGGTACTGCTAGAGCTGATGGTTCTAAGTACTCAGTTACTTTGTTAGCTGAAAACGAGTATTTAGCTTATGCAATTGAACCCGCTGCTGTTTTAGCGGTTATCTAATTACTGAATTACTCTATTAAATTACCCTGCCAATTTAGGCGGGGTTTTTTATTTGTAAACAAATTGAACTTTTATAACAATATAGTTATGATTTATTTAGAACAAGGCGAAATAAACAAGGTAATTTTAACACTTAGCGAAGTATCTACTTTAGTTAATCCTTATTATTTGTTTGTCTTTACTAATGAAATGGACACCACAAGCACACCTGTCTTATTCACTACACTAGACACTAGCGACTATACCAATAGATATAACTTATTCTTAATAGATGAGCCTACAGAACTCACCTTAACTAAAGGACAGTATATTTATGAAGTCTATGAAAGTCTAGTAGTACCTGAGTCAATAGAGGACACT